TTGATAAGCGATTGTGTATCGGGGCGCTTAGCTGGGTATTTCTTGAGTTGGGTGATACGCTCGCTTTCAGGGAGGGCGTTTAGTTCTTGTAGTGTCATTGCTAATTAACGGTTAGTTGTTAGTCATTAGTCGTTGGTTATTGTCCCCAAAACCACCATATACCCATTACTTTGAGGTAGTCGAGGTTGCTTTGGTTGGCGTAGGCTTCCCTCTCAAATATGATGTTGCGGTAAGCCTTATCCCAATTGCGATAGCGTAGATACTTGAAAAGAAAATCAAGGAAATACCAGATATAGAAAAAGAGTACCAGTAGTTCCTTTTGCTGTTGCAAGTGGATACGTTCGTGATTGATAAGCTCTTTATCGTACTTATCACTATCGTAGCGAACGAAGATGAAAGGATATAGGGTAATTGCCCTATACCCTTTTGGTACGAGAAATCTATTTTTTCGTATCATTTCCTTTTGGTTTTTCAGCGTTTTCTCCTTTGATGATCGCCGTGCAAGTGGTGTGAATATGCTTTATCAAGTCAATATCCGATGGTTGGAAATTGTTGTTTTGCATATTGAAATCGTGCTCGGTTACTGTTCCAGACAAATAAGGATAGCTTCCTTGTGCTTCAATATTTTTCTGTACAGAGAACGCCACTGCTTGTGGATTTTGTTCTTTTTCGAATTCATAAGAGTACATTACATTTGTTCCTTGTACTTCTTCTTGTGCGGTGATACGCGTTGTTTTTTGAATGATTTGCATTATTTTTAAAGTTTTGAGTTGTTAATTTCTATGTCCTGTCATATAATAATGACTATTATAGTAGCGCAATTTTAAAATATCTCCTTTTGCCATATCCATATATCCAAAGTTATTACCTGCGTGCCAATTTCCATTGTTATCTAGCAATGCTCCTCCATTAACACCCTGCACCCTAATCCTTCTTCCGTCAACGTGGATAGACATTATAATAGTAAGTTCAAAGGATGCATTGTTTGTCCCAACTATTTGATTTATTTGTTGTGCATTAGGAAGATATACAGTTCTAAAATCAGTAATTACTCCTGTAAATACAAACATATGAGTATACTTTATGTTATCAACGATAGTATTAACATCAGCTACTCCTATATATCCATCATCATAAATAGCCCTCTTTCCAATACTTGATATATTCCCATCTATAAATTGAGCTAAAGCATTGTCAATAGTTACGTTTTCTACATCAGGCATTCCTTGTATACGGTTTTTTATATACTTTTTAGGACGAACCTTCATATAAGAGCCTATTCTATTAGTAGCTTCATCTGTATATTCAATTTTTTGTGCAATATAGGTATTAACACCAACCGCAGCATTAAAGTCCCCAAATGAAGCAAAAAGACCATTTTTTGAACTACGACTATCAACTATAATACCCCTATTTCCTATTTCTATTTCCGAAGTATCAGCGCTACCCGCATATATCCTTCCTCTCTTTTCATTTTCTTCAGTATTAATATAAAATTGCCCAATTTGTCCACTCGTAGCATTAACTTGTCCTGATATATGGGCATTGGTAGCCCATAGTTCACCGTTGTCATCTACTCTAAAAGGAGCTTGTTCTTTTTGAGAATATGGCTTTCCTGCAAAGAAACGAATAGATTTGCCATCAAGTCCCGCTCCATTAATACCAGCGTTGCCTCCTAATGTATTTCCAACAGTTAAAGCACCAGTAGTAATTGTGTTTTTTACTATATCTGTACCATTGGTGTAGTCAGCACCTTTGCTAAACATACCATTGATAAACTTAACATTTGCTTTTTCGGCTTCGGTGAGGTTCATTGCGTTTTTATCAATGATACCTAAATCAACCATTGTATCCCATACATCCTCAGGAGCAGGTGTCCAATCGGTGGCTTTGTTGCCGCGTTCGAGTTTAATCCATTCGATAGTGCTATCTATGGTAACATTACTACTATAAGTCCAAATGAATAAAGTTTTATTATCTGCAACACTATATTGATTTCTTGTCCGCCAAACAAATGTGTTTTGATAGATACCATTCCCTTTATCTTCTAAAACTCCTAATTCTACTTGCCCTCCACTATTATATGGAGCAAATGCTGTTTTGCCAAATCCTAAATTCCCTTTGATTGTTAAAGTCACTATATCACCTTCTTTTAAATCTTCAGTTAAGTAGTACGCTGCTATATTATAGTTATTGTTAGTGATTTTTTGACTACTATTGCGCAATAAATTTCTCCCCCCAATATTTAACTCATTTACCTTTTGTTCAGCAAATGTTTTAGCTTCTTGGAGTTTCAATTGGAGTTGTTGTATTTGCCTTTGCTCTGCCACTGTGATTTTGCCGTCGGCATTCGCAATAGCTTGTGCTTTGGTAAGTTCTGCTTGTGCTCGTGCGTATGCTTCTGTAGCGGTTTTAGCTGTTGATATTTGACTTTCTAAATCCTCAGGAGCAGGAGTCCAATCTGTTGCGATGTTTCCTTTTTCTAACTTAAAATTAGAAAACACTGCTTCCCCCATAATTCCATAAAATTCGCTTGCAAACCCTTTTTGAGGATATAATGTGATTGCATTGACATCATCTCCTGTTATGTCTAATTCAAAAATATATCTTTTATTCCCTTGAGTTGGTAATGTTTTAGTAGGGTATGGTGAGTTGCGACCTATGATTGCTGGAATAATTCCAATAAATCCTACATCATTTATCAATTCAACATCTACAGAAGCTATATACTTTCCTCTTTCTAATGTTTTTGATAAAGAATATTCAACATAATGTCCTTTTATTCGCCTACTATCAGCAGAGTGCAATATAAAATTTCTTCCTCCAACCTGAATATTGTTGATACTTGACTTTAGCCTACTCTCTAATGAAAGCAAATCGGGATTTACAAGTTGTTTTATCTCGGTTTTGTTGCCGTCTGTTATTTTAAGATTGGCTTTGATTTCTATATGGTCGTCAAAGAGGTGAATATACTGCTCTCCATTCCCTGATGTTATCTTATCGGTTTTGATTTGTCCGCCAGTGATTTCTGTAAATCCATTGAGTTTAGATATACCTCGCTCTTCTTCATACTCTGAATTGACAGTAGCGTATAGGAAATGATAAAAACCTGTTTCTTGTTCTAAATCTATCTTATTTTCAGATAGAATAAATTCACCTGTTTCATCGTTTTTGCTTGCTTTGATATATAGATAATAGGTTTTAGCTTTATCATCCAATCTACCTGATATGAAAGCAGGAATATTCCAATACTTGTAGCTGTTAGCATCACGATTAGGTGTAATATCACTACTTCCTAATGTGAAATGCTTAAGCCACCCACTACCTGCATTGATTTGCTTCGTATTCTTGTCAAAATAGAGCGTGTGAGGGACTTTTATAGGGTTTGTTTTTGAGATTACAAAATCAAACTGAGTAGATTTGTTGCCAATAAGTACCATCATAGTTTGTACGGTAGCAGGAACAATACTCTTAGTATATTCAGGAAATGCTTCTTCTACCTGCTTGATCGTCTCTAAAGCATTGCGCCAACTTCTTTTAGTCTCTGATATAGCTTTCTTGTTCATTTCTCCAAAATATACTTCTTGGTTTTGGAGTTTGCGCATTTCAGAAACAAAAGAATGTCCTTGTACCTTGTTAGATAGTTCTATTTGCGGACTATAAGGGTTATTTACATACTCTTTTAGCCCTACGATACGAATAGCTACAGGGGTACGTTGAAATTCAGTATCTGAAAAATTGATGTAAGCCCCCATTTTTAGACGACCTCCTACATTAGCCCAGTTCTTTTTTGCCCATATTCCGTCCAAATCACCAGTGAAAGTGAATAGGTCTGCTCGGTTTTCATACAGATACTTGCACGCTTCCTTCATCATTTCCCAGCTGGCACCAGTTTTTGTGTTATCATCACAAATATAAGCGTTTGGCATTTGCATATTATAGACGGAATACTGGTCGCCTATGGCTGGCTTGAATATGTCATTAGGCATTGTTGTGCCGTCCTCCTCTTTGGGTACAAGTTGAAAGCGTTTTTGTGCGTGGTCGTACTTTGATACTTCAAACTCTCTACCTGATAGCATACCGCTTTCAAAGTAGATTAGCATTTTTTCCCCTTTGATTTGTAGGTCTGTAAAATTGAGAGCTTGAGGTATGGAGGTATCAGTAAAATCATAGAAGTGTTTGTCGTGATCCACTTCAAAGACTTCTGTAATTGTACCTTTACGCTTAGGATATATATGCGATAAATCAAGGCTTTGCTCATTTACAAATCCGTTATTTTGGGCGTTCTTGATAGCTATTGATAGCCCTTTGTCATCTGAAACGAATGTTATTCCCTCATATATGTACTCTTGTGATTTAGGTAGTAATAATTCTTTATTACCATACTTTGAGCGGTCAATATTGCGTTCTCCTCCTTGTACATAGAGGCGAGTAATACGACTTTGTTCTGTGGTACGGCTTACCCCTGTCTTAAAGCCTTTACCTTTGCCATATTGGAGGGGTAGGGGATTGTCTTTAAAATACTCTACCTTATGCAAATGAATAGTTTTGCCTATAATCTCGTATTCTGTCTCAAAGGCTTTGGCTATCATTTCCAATGCTTCAAGGCAATTGTTATGGTTGTAAGAAACGAGTTTCTCATTAGCTTCAATCGTTGTTCCTACCTGCCAACCGCTATCTATCATATTGAGGCAATCTACTAATATCTGAATATGATAGCGAGGGGAAGCAGTGAAAGGAAATTTAAGGGTCTTATCGTTGGGATTGCGAAATTTATAATTCTTGAGATTTACCCCCTCGCTGTCCATTGTTAAGGTATATTCAAAGTGTCGTGTGTTATGTTTTACGATTTTTGCAGGCTGATTGAGAGTGTAACGCTCATTAGCAAACTCACACCACGCACCAGTAGGAATATCGGTATAAGTAGGTAGTGAAAAGTATAAAGTAAGCGTATGCTCCCCCATAATGGAGCGGTATCGGTAGCTCTCATCAGTAGGGAGAATATCTATATGTGTGCTGTTAAAATAGAGTTGCATAGTCTTTAGATAATTGTTAGTTGTAAATCAAACTTGACCCATATAAGAGGGTCATCAATATAGAGTTCGGTAATTTTGCCGTCTTTATAGATACACTTATAAGATTTTCCTTGATAGTTTAGGGTGCGTTCTCCTGGTCTTACAAGGTCATAGAGTAAGGCAAAATATCCTTTGATAAAATCAGTTATCGGCAAATACATAAAGCATTTGAGCGTTGCGGTGCGTTCCTGAAAGTATATAGGCACATCGGTAGCTATAAGACCACTCATAGTACTATTTTGAGCCGTATAAGGTGTTTTGGTGTTACCTGCTGTGATAAGCTCTTGTTGTGTCCCCTCCAATAGGATTATACCATACTGGGTTAGGTTTTTGCCGTCAATATAGGTCTCTACATTATGAGCGGTTAACGTTGGTGCTTGATAGGTATATCCTTGTAAGGGAAAATCATCAGAAAGACGAATATCAGCTGTTACATAACCTCCACTGACTTGGGTTTTGCTAAGGCTAATCAGTCGTAATTGATAGGTTAGGTTGATAAAGTCAAAGGTATAATTAGCATAGGCACGAACTGAAAGGAACGTTACCAAATTGGGATATAGACTTTCAGGTAATAACAGCTGTAGGGTAATTTCCTTAGCTGATAACTGCGGGGCTGAAAGGTCATATTCCGAGCCACTTTCCTCTGCCCAGTCATTTTTGTTCAAAGACTTCAAGGCTGGATAGGATAGCAAGCTCGCTAATGAACCTTCTACAAGTTTAGCATTTAGGTTTTGTATGTCGGTATTATTGATTTTCATTAGTAAAATATACCAGTTAGGTCTTTAGGTTTGCGATTTTGTCCTAATATTTCTTCTAAGAATACGTACCTTGTGGCATCGATAGCGTGGTTAAAAGCGTCAATAGGTACATTGAGGAAAGCACCACTTTTATCCTGTGCATAGGTGTAATTCTTAAACTCTTTGATGATGTTCTCACTCCTTTGGGTGATACATATTTCATACTCTAACATCTTGGTAAGCCCTTCCATAACCGAGCCTTGTCCTTTGGTTACTGCGGTGATGTTATAGCCTGCATTCTTTATTTCCTTCACTAATCGAGGGTCAGCACTCTCGGATATAATCTTATAGGAACGGTGCTGTCGTAAGCCTTGGATAATATCGCTGGTGAGCATTTGCGTTTGATAGCATATTTCATCAATATATACCTTATCGTCTAAAAAAGCTACCTCCACGATAGCGGTAGGGTCGTGAGTAAAACCAAAGTCAAGACCTAAGTAACGTTTCTTTGCCCAAATAGGTATATCCTCCACAATGGTAACTTTTTCAAAGATAAG